TACCACCCGCCCGTTCCGTGGTCGGGGTCAATGCCGATGGTGGTGTCCATCTCTACGTTCTCGGCTCGGTCGGTGTCGATGTCATAGGCCGTGGTCATTGCCACGTGTGGTAGCGTGGTCTTGAAGTGTTGTGTAAATTTCATTGGTTCTGAAGTTTGAAGATGAGGTTGTTGTCTGCGTCGTGAGCATAGTCGTCGAGCAGGTCCACGATGTCTTGCACCGCGTCAGCGTCAACAGCAGGGGCATTGGCAATCAGAGAGGCAAAGCCCTTGACATCCTTGGGTACAAGTCTGGCCGCTCGGTTGAGCTTGGGCAGGTTCGCACCGAAGTGGAAGCCGTTGAGGTAGAGGACTGCACGTCCTACGGGTTGTGAAAAGAAATTGTCGTTTACCATGGTGTATGGGTTTGGGGGTTGATGTTTGATTCGACTACAAAGTTAAGCCAAGAGATTCCTAATTGCAAGTATTTTAACACTTTTAACATTTCAGGGTTCCTCCTCATCCTCTTCGAGGACAAGGCACCCATCGACTGCATCCAAGCAGCCGTCACGTTCGAACGCCACGTAGTAGCACGACCCGTATGAGAAGGCCATGTTCTTGACCTCGCACCCTGTGGGTACGCTTGCAAGAGCTTTGAGCAGGACCAGAGTCATCATGCCTCCATGGGTTCGGGTGCTCCCATTGCAAGCATCTGGACATAGCGCACTGCGTCCTCCACGTTGTACCCATCAGCCACAAGGTCCGAGAACTCTGGGATGGATGCGACATCAAAGGGGACCGACTCTTGCTTGGGTTGAGCCTTCGGCTTGCGCTTGGGCTTGTCAGCAGGGAGGTACGTCTCACTCACGTTGTCACGTGCTTGGGCCTCCTCCAGCTTCTGAGCCTTCGACTTGCGCTTGACACGCTTGGCCTTCGGCTTGGCCTTGGTCTCCTCCATCTCGTTCACTTGGGTGATGAGGGCTTGCAGGAGCTTGACGGCTTCCGCCTTACGCTCGGCAGTGGGACGATAGAGGGCTTGGTTGAACGCCTTCTTGGCGTCACGGATGTTGGTAGGTTGTGTCATGTTACACAGGTTTGATGTTTGATGCGGCCCGACTATCGAACCGACGACCACAAAGATGGGGGCAACAGAATCCAAATTCCAAACTTTGAAGGGACTTATTCCATGCGTGATTTTACCGAAGGTAAAACAGGCGCGAAGAATACGCATACGCGAGGGACGCCTGCCTCGATGCGATGTGTGTGTGACCCCTGGGCAGTGTGTGCATACATGATGTGATACATGAGGTGAGGGAGTGTCCCGTACAGAGCTACAACTGGTTGCGATTGATTGACTCCAGCGGTACTTTACTCAACAGCCACAACGTAGTGATTGTCAGTCACTTGGCAAAAAGCTGAAAGTTACACGCAAACGCGGGAAATGCACGTATTTACGCCCAAACGGATGCGTTTCGGGTACGCGTACGTGACGCCGTATAGTATATATAGTCCCCAATCTGCGTATTTCTGATCAAAATTTTAACCCCAGCGTTTTTTCGGGTGTTCTTTTCTTTAAACCTAAACCCCTGACCAGCAATTCATTAACTAATGTTGATTAAACGTTAACTTTAGTCTTGACTTTTAAAGAAAAAGGTTATACCTTCGCTATCTAAAGCAAAGCGTGTTAGCATGCTGAGTCTTTGTTTGGTGTTTGATGAAGATAACACGTCAGATACAAGGTTAAATCAAAGGATAGCTGTGTAATGTCAGAAAAAAAGATACGGGTTCGTAAAAAGCGCACCAAAGCGGTAAAATACAACCCCATTAAGAATAAGAAGGGTAATCTCCTGCCCGAGGCAGAGGTAGTAACGTATACAGGCAGCCCCAGGGTGCAGGCTATGAAGAAGCGTCAGGACAAAAGGCGCAGTAGGCGCAGTAACTTGAGTCAAAAGATCAAATCGGTCCTTAAGCGCAGGGAGTCGAAAGGCAAGGGGTGATTACGCAGAGTAGTCTACCCTTGTGGTTAAATTTTATCTGAGTATATTTGCTCCAAAGTAAAAACTATGCCTACACCACTACTAGCTGCTGCAGCAAAGGCCGCAGCCCCGATGTTAAAGAAAGCAGCTGCCAAAGCTGTCAAGAGAAAAGCAGTTAGTACCGCACAGAAGGCGGCAAGCAAGAAGAAGAAGGAGGAGAATCAAGCTAAGAAGGGTATGAAGGTCAAGAAGTACAACAAAGGAGGGAAGGGTGACCCAAAGAAGGCGTTCTCTTCTAAGTCAGAGGCAGCAAAAGCTAAGCTTGAGGCTCAAATCAAGAAGGCTAAGGGCACACCCGCTGCCAAGCCTCTAGTAAAGAAGTACAGATCTATGTTCAAGGCCATGAAGGGTGCTAAGGTCTACGCAAACGGTGGTGATGTCAAGGGTGACGATCCGCTAGGAGCTGGTGACGCGCTTGATGCGGCTATCCCAAAAGCATCTAACGCAAAAGCAGTAACCGAATCTGCTGATGAGGCAAAAGTCCCTGCAGGTGAAGGAAAAAGTGAAGGAAAAGGGAAGAAGGCATCTAAGATCATTGGTAAGCAGAGAGCCAACTACGATAAGAGAAGAGCTACTGGTGAGGGTAAAGCAGCACGGAGCTCCATGATGTCCTACAAAAAGGGCGGGAAAGCCAAGAAGTTCCCAGATCTCACAGGAGACGGGAAGGTAACCATGGCTGACATACTCAAGGGTAGGGGTGTGGTTGCTAAGAACGGAGCAAAGGTTAAGAAGAAAAAGTACGTGGCTAAGGGCGCCGACAAAGCTGATGTGAGAGGTGATAGAAAGGCAGCTCGCATCAACAAAAGACTTAAAAGAAAAGCATGAAGAACGTTATGAAGTTTAACGCCAAGAAAGGCGATAAGGTAAAGATGCTGGAGAAAGGTGGGAAGGGACCTGGTGATCCAAAGAAAAAGATCAAGTCTATGCTTGAGGGCGGAGCTTCTGACAAAGAGATCAATTCATACCTGAAGAAAAGCGGTGTCTCCAGGACTCACGATGTGAGCTGGGATAACGTTCAGATGACAGTAAACATGAAACCAAAAAAAGGCAATTTCGGAGAGACCGATAAGCCAGGACAACGAAGCGACAACTTCAAAAAAGGCGGTAAAACAAAAAACAAATGAGAACTCTTAGATATCAAAACGGAGGCGTAGCCCCTGGGGATCCAATACCCCCTGCAATCATTCAATCCGACCCTAAGTTTCAAAACGTAAAGTTTATAGGGTCTAACTACGAGAGTGAGGTGAATCAAGCCTCAGGATTCGGTGGTTATGACTTTAGATATGACCTAGACGGCATCAAGTTTTACGGCATGGATGACGATGGTCTTGTATTTATTGATCAAAACGGAAACGCTTTCTCTGCAGAAAGAGACTACAAGACTGATGGACCTGGTGAGTTTGGTGATGGATACGGCGATATGTTCAGCTATCTAAAAAGCAAGGGTGCGGAGCATAGCGATGATTACTATGATATGGTTCGCAAATCCACGGAGCAAAAGAGTGCTGAACCAAAAGGTCCTACAGGCACTATGATTCACAAGAATGAGTTGATTACTGGAAGCGGAGACCCTAGAGGTAAGATTATCGACAGTAGACCAGGGCGGGAAGATATGCGTTCTGGTCAACTGAGACGCGGTTTGAGGCAACTTCAGAGACAACAAGGAAGAGAAGGAAGTCAGTTCAATGCAGGTGGCAGGGTTATGAGCCAACCTGCAAGACGCGGACTTAGAGATATGTTTGGAGGATGATGAACAGCATGAAATTCAACAGACCTAAAGGGGTCATGGGAATGATGAGTGGCGGTCGTGCGTATCAGCAAGGCGGTAAGCAACCAGAACCGACTTATGCTGGTCAGTTCTTTTCGCCTATTGTTTCAGATGCGGACTTCAGAGATTACGTTTTGTACCTTCCTGACTACAGCGGAAATGTGCTGGAGATGACTGATATGGATTTCAAACAACTAGAGGACGCGGGTGCAGAAAGAATCTATCTACCGACAGGGGGAAGAGGGCAGATTGCAGATAAAAGGATGCCTCTTGTTGATGTAGGGGGTAGGCAAATGCTTCGTGATGACGATTTCAAAACAGCTAAGATTGGAGACAAGACCGTTCTTGTTCCAGGACAGATCTTTCAACAAGGGGGAAGAGTTCAAGGCGATCCAATCAGAGGCAAGGTTGTTGCCGATGAAGGGGAAGTGATGAAAGACCCTAGCGGAAGGGACTATGTGAACATGGAGATCAACGGAGAGCTTGTCAAGGTGTACTCCGATGACTACGGCTGGGGTGAAGTTGAGGGGGCTGCCATGAGAGACGAGCAGGGCATGGGTAAGTTTATGTCTATCTCCACTGATGTTGATTACCCTGTTGTGTTCAACAAAGAGTCTGGCGAGTATCAGCTCGATGCTGGCACCTATGATCAAGAGATGACTAGCAGATCAGAGCCACAGCAAGGAGAAAGAAACCCACCTGTTGGGAACCTACTCAAGCAGATGGAGCAGATGGGCCAGCAACGCTTTGAAAAAAGCGATGGTTCTAGCGTAAGCTACCCAGGAAGAGAGTATGGTGACTTTAACCCTCCAGTGCAAAGAGCAGTCAACAGAGGGATGAGACCTATTAAAAGAAACTAATGGCTACATTAACAGTAAGCATATCAGAAGACATCACCCTGAATGGTAGGTCTCGTGGTTCTGAGCTAACGCAAAGCATCGCATCTATCTCAGAGGTGTATCACAGAATCATCAGCGTAACGCAGAACGTAGAGCACACCCTGCTTGAGCTAACCACCAATGCGGCCCATACCACAGGGTCCAAGGTTCTAGCTTCAGGGATGCAATACCTGCGCATCACAAACCTTGATGGGTCCAACGATGTGGTGGTAGAAGTAACCGACTCGTCATCAGAAGAGTACGCGGTCCTTCTTGCACCTGGAGAGAGCTACATACTGAACAACTCTAAGATGGATGCCAATGCAACGGGAGACTCCAGCATAGGGGCAGAGGGTGATATGACCGATATAGATAAGATCGCTGCTACAGGAAGTGGGGGTGCATGCGATGTTGAGGTTTTTGCGGCTATAACGTGATAAGTAGGCTTGAACAAGCACTACTTTAACACCAAGAAAAAGAGAAAGGACCCCGCCAAGGAGTCAGAACTAATACGCCTCAACAATGAAGCTATCAAAAAATCTGTCACTCGCAGAAGTGACAAAAAGCAACACGGCAAAGCGCCTTAACATAGACAACACACCAGATGAGTGGGTACAAGAAAATCTCAAAGCGATTGCAGAGCATATCTTCCAGCCTTTGCGCGAGCATTTCGGAAAGCCTATATATGTGTCGAGTGGCTATCGTTCGGCTGATCTCAATGTTGCGATCGGCGGCTCAAAGCGCAGTCAGCATGTGGAAGGAAGAGCACTCGATCTTGACGGCGATGTATACGGAAGGGTTTCAAACGCTGAGATCTTCCAGTACATTCGTGAGAATCTGGAGTTTGATCAAATCATTTGGGAGTTTGGTGATGATGACAATCCTGATTGGGTTCACGTGTCTTACGTTTATGATGGCGTTAATCGTGGTCGGTGCCTCAAAGCTTGTCGTGATGATAAGGGAAAGACGTACTACGAAGTGATGTTTGGGAAGGCTCTTTAATCAGTCTACCCCTTCTAAGTTTCTGTACACTCTTTGAACCATGTTCCTTGCTTTCTGAGTTAGTGCATACCTAACCCTGTAGTTGAATTTTGTTTCATCTCTGAACAAGTGGTCCTCGTAGGTCTCTGAAGGCGTAAGCTTATCGAAGTGCTTGTATATGTACCCTTCATTCATGAGCGGGTATACAAGCCGATCTCCTATCTTACCTCTGCTGTACCCATATTCCTCTGCCGCATGATCAAGGGTCCAAAACTCTAGATCATATGCCCACAACATAAACATGAGCTCTTTCTCAAAGATATTGTGTTGTTCGCGTGTGGACGCAAGCACCCTTTTTAGGTCCTTGAGGTAGTTGTTTTTGATGTATCTTTGGTTGAGACGAGAAAACTCTCTGAACAGCTTGTTCTTAGAAACTTTACTTTTTGGCATAATGAATTACAATAAGCTCAAAGATATGGAGAAAGAAGGCTTTTTATTCGATGTGCAGCGATTGGCCATAGAACTTGACCAGCTCATCGACGACTATGATCTCAGAGGAGAGGTCATTTCAGTAATGATGACTGGGATTCTTGAGGACGTCGAGGGCGACAAGCCCAGGCTCAAGGCTATATACAGCTACGACATAAGCAACAGGGATGAACTTGAAGAGATCTTGGATTTTATCCGACAAAGCTACAAGGGTCCAGACGATGATGTTGACTTGGATGACCTGTTTGAAGGAAGTGGCATATCTTTGAACTAATGAAAAACGGAGATAAAGGTCTTGGCGACACCATAGCCAGAATCACAAAGGCCACTAGAATAAAGGATGCTGTTGAAGCCATAACATCGGATTGTGGGTGCAAGCGCAGACAAAACAAATTAAATCAACTTTTCCCTTATGGAAGGAATAATAAGAAAGATAGTGGTGGGTCGTGATCCTAAGGACGCGATGGCTTACTATGTTGGAATGAAGGCTGGGAGTGGCAGGGTTAGCGCCATCGTCCAAGACGATAAGCACCTGCATCGCTATGGTAAAAATAGATATCTAATTTACATTGAGTCTGACAACTCTCAAACACTTTGGAAAGCTGTCGATGATATGCCATGTATAACCGAACTAGACTGTAATTTCTAATGACTAAAGGAAGAGAGGGTAATAAATACCCAGACGGAAAGCGAATACCAAAAGCTTTACCAAAAGCCTATGCGCTTGGAAACAACTTGAAAAACTGCTCTAACTGTTTGTTTTATCAACAGAAGTACTGCACTTTTTGGGGGGCTAATGTGAGAGGCGCGTATCTTTGCGCTAAATGGAAATCGAAACAAGGTGGGGAAAACCCTGGAGGGTCTGCTGCAATGCGGGCACCCCAGACGTCTACATCGTCATCAGGTTCTTCAGGTTCTTCAGGATACTAAAATGAAAACACTTGACTTATTTGTTGTTGAGCTAGAGAAAGCTATCAACGACACTATCACCACGGAAAGTGGTTTGGAACTGTACATAGATTCTAAGAACTTTGAGAACAGTCAGTTTGAGCACAGAGTAACTGAAGGGCCTGTTGTCTCCGCCCCACTAAGGCATGACACAGGGGTGGAAGCGGGAGACACTCTTTACTTTCATCATCTCGTTGTGATGAATGAAGGACAGGTCCTTACGGGTCACGACAATCATTACCTAGTAAGGTATGATCCAGAGCACACTATTAACAATCAAGCTATTGCTTACAAGAATAAGGATGGTGATGTAAAGCCCTTGGCTGGATGGTCATTGCTTGAGCCGATTGAGCAGGAAGAACTAAAAACAAAATCTGATGTGGTCGAAATTATCGAACTTGAAAAGAAGCTACCAACAAAGGGTCGTGTCGCTTTTACGGCTCCTTGGATTGAAGATCTAGGCGTTGCTGTTGGGGATGTCGTGGGGTTCAAAGAGAATCGAGACTACAGGATAACCATTGACGGGCAGGAATATTACAGGACCCGATCAGAAGACTTCTTGTATGTCGAAGGCTAAGTTCACAACAGCTAACGCTGCAGAAAGGCTAATGGCCTCTATGGAGATCGCAATCAACAACATGATTGATGAAATCAAAAAGCCCGTAGATCCAGAGATAAACGGAAGCGCTAGAAAAGCAGAGCTGCAGTCGATAAAGCAAACAGCGACCGACTGTAAAGAGCTAATCGTTGAGAGACAGCGACTAGATCAAATGATCAAAGACTTAAAGACAAATGGAGGAATTGAAGAAGCAAAAGACTACAGCGGAGGTTTCGCTGAAAGATTCTCTAAATGACTGGAAGACAGTAGTTTGGCAATACAATAAAACTGATTACAGATTCTGGGAAGACTCTTGGAATGAAGAAAAGCAATAGACATGTTTAATTTAAGATTCATTTATTTCATACTCATCACCTTATGGTTTGTGCAGCTAGATGAGATGTTTGGGCAAGAGTGCCAGATTATGCACACCAAGTCTCAGGTTATGGGGCTTCAAAAGAAATTCGACTTAACCCTTGAAGATGTAGAGGTTCAGACCCTACCCATTGTGTTTCATGTTGTACATACTGGAGCGGGTGAACCCAACAATATTTCTGATGAGCAGATACTGTCTCAGGTGGATGTGCTGAACGAAGAGTTCTCTGACAGCAAGATTCAGTTCTGCATGGCTGTGCGTGATCCTGATGGCAATCCCACAAATGGTATCACTCGATACGACGCTAGCTGGAACGAGGACTACGTGACTGGAGGCATAGGCAACACCCCTTCGAATATTGATCCAGTAGGATGGGAGCAGACAGAACTCAAGTCAGCTGCAGGTTGTTGGAATCCTAACGAGTACATCAACTACTATGTGGTATCAGAGATCAACGACAATAACGGGAACAACGGGGTACAAGGTTTCGCATACTTAGGCCCAACAGGTGATTGCAGGGACGGGGTGGTTGTACTATACAACGCTACAGGTACGGTTGGAGTACAGAAACCAGGAAGGACGTTGGGGTTTACAGGGGTTCACGAAGTGGGGCACCACCTTTCTTTGTGGCATACGTTCTCCAACACATCCTCATGCACTTCAGAAAGTAACTGTGAGTCCCAAGGGGATCAAGTATGTGACACTCCAACCACCCTCTCTAACTCAACAGCTCAATGTGACGGGGGTGTATGTCCAGGCGCTTTGGTAAACAACTTTATGGATTATACCTCTGAGACCTGTAAGGACGCATTTACTGTGGGGCAGGCTGAGCGTATGCACGAGATGCTTCAGGGCAGCAGACAGGGCCTTGTAGACAACCTAGCTTGTGTGCCTGTCGTAGACTTCGATGTGACTGCTGGGGCTGCTTACTATCAACAAGAGTGGTGCACTCCATATCAAGACATTTGGGTTGACGTAATCAATCAAGGCACGCAGACCATTCCGCTTGTAGATGTAGAGATGTTTTGCAACGGGCCGCAGGAAGTGATTTCTTTGTATGATCTACAACCTGGATCTACTCAGGTATTCTTTGAGGCGGTATACGTAGAGGGTGCAGAGGAGTTTACCGTTCAAACAATCTCCAGCCTTGATCAGTTTGCAGACAACGACGCATCTTGGTGGGCTTTAGACATAATAGAAGGCGACCTTATGGAAGTATGGGTGACTCCCGATGTTTTTGGCAACGAGACGTCTTGGGAGCTGAGAGACAGCGATGATGAGGTTTTGCTGTCTGATGGAGGATACGGAACGAGCAGCAATGAAACCTTCTACTACTCCGCCTGTATCTTTGATGACTGCTATGTATTTGAGATAGAAGATACTGCAGGAGATGGCTTCTGTACGGTTGATTTCGACAATGATGGGGTTTGTGATATTGGAGGCGATGGAGTCCTTGCTACCGTGGGGCTTGATACTCTAGTAAACACAGGCTTCGGCCTTCAGTTCTCTGTCATTGAGTTTGAGTTCTGTAACTCACTGTCTCAGTGCAATATGGACTACAATGGTGACGGATACATAGGCAATACCGACGTCCTTGAGTTGCTTGTAGATATGGGATGCCTTGGTGCATGCTATACCGATCCAAACGATGACAATGTTGTAAATATCCAAGACCTGCTGCTGATGTTGGCAAGTACTGGCCCATGCCCTAAGGAATGAAAAAACTTATCTTCTTCCTCATACCTCTGCTCAGCTACGGGCAGTGTGACATAGAGATCTTAGGGTTCGATCCTATATCTACTGACATCATGATGGTTGTTAACGGAGGTGCATGCTGCACTGAGTCTGACAGCATTGGAGAGTTTATCCTAGCCCTTGGCTTCAACCCTCCTCAAGACGAGAGTCCTTGGCCTTGCTTTCAAGGTGACTGGATGCTGTTGCTCTACCCTCTAGACTTTCCTGGTTTTGAGATGGGGCAGGGCCCCGACAACATCTTCCAGGCTGGAGACACCATAGCCTTTAATATTGTCGAAGACACGCCTTTGGCTGGAAGCGGCACACTACAATGCTGGGTGCAAGCTCTTCAGGAAGGTATATTCATGGAAGACTGCATGGTCATCACGGTCTGGCAGATCAACGACAGTGAGACGTTAGACGGTAGCAGCGCAGGCATTGCAGGTTGCGACTACCCAGACGAGAACATACCGAACAGTTGGTTGGAGTTTTCTATGGAGGCCGACTGTGGACCTCCTCCGCCTCCCGTGCCTAACGAACCACAGCCTTGGGAGCCTGTAGAAACAACGGACACAACAGACACATATGGACCTCCACCACCTGAGCCACCCAACGTAGACGACTGCAAGGACCCGTGCATATACGTATCCAACGTATTTACCCCTAACGGTGACTACGTGAACGATACGTGGAGGCCTGTTACAAAGCCTGATTGCTGGTGGAAGTGGGAGTGTAGGGTTTACAACCGATGGGGTGCTGTAGTGTGGGAGAGCTATGACCCCCGTGACAAGTGGTTGGGAGATGGAGGCCTTGCCTATGTGCCTGACGGTGTTTACCTATGGACGATCAGGGGGACCACCTATAGATCAACTAAGGTTGTCAGCATGCAAGGACATGTAACATTGTTTAGATAGTCCTTACCTTTGCCCCTGTAGCTCAGTTGGATAGAGCAACGCACTTCTAATGCGTAGGTCATAGGTTCGAATCCTATCAGGGGTACTAAATTAAATTTAAAACAATGCAAGATTTCCTAGACTTTATGCAGGAGGTTGCTGGCTTTTACAACTCCTTTGGCACAGACAATAAGGCCTATGATTACGACGGTGACGGAATAGTTACCGTTCTTGATTGGCTTGAGTTCTTGTCTAATCAACCCTGGATTTGAATATACTGTTAGAAATAGAGAATCATGATGAGCCTGTTGTCTCAATTTGCCCCAAGGGTACAAAAGGTGAAGTTGTTGAACTCGGTGGGCTATTCATTGCACTTCCCGCTCAGCCTCCCGAAAAAGAAATTAAAGGATATGGAAGTCCAAACGACATGCAGTTGTGGAAGAGAGTTTCTATGCCAGAGGAGCTGTCTAGGATTAAGTCTATGGATGAGTGGGGGGAGATGCCAAGGGAGTTTCGACAAAGGTTTCGTCCGTATATCGAAGAAGAGTTTCGCCGTAGGCGTGAGGGCTTTTGGTTTTTCAATAATGGTGTCCCTACATATATTACGGGTAGGCACTACATGATGCTCCAGTGGAGTATGATGGATGTAGGAAATCCTTACTATCTTGCGTTCCAACGTGAAATTTTTATCCACATGGCTGCGTGCGAAGCTGATCCCCGTTGTATCGGTCAGCTATATACTAAGTGTCGCCGCTCTGGGTATACTAATATCTGTAGCTCTGTTCTTGTTGATGAAGCTACACAAGTTAAAGACAAGCTTCTCGGCATACAATCGAAAACTGGTAAAGACGCTCAGGAGAATATTTTTATGAAGAAAGTCGTCTACATGTTTAGACACTACCCCTTCTTCTTTAAGCCCATTCAAGACGGAACAACAAACCCTCGTATGGAGCTGGCTTTCAGAGAGCCCAGCAAGAGAATTACCAAGAAAAACAAAACAGCTCAAAAGGGAGAGGCCCTTAACACTGTAATCAACTGGAAAAACACAACGAACAATGCATACGATGGGGAGAAGCTCCACATCATGTATTTAGATGAGGCAGGAAAATGGGAAAAACCTACAGACATAAGAGACGCTTGGAGGATACAGAGGACGTGTTTGATCGTAGGGCGAAAAATAGTCGGAAAGGCTCTGGTAGGAAGCACGGTAAATCCTATGGACAAAGGTGGTCAAGAATACAAGGATCTATGGAAGGATTCAGATCCAAGGATGAGGAACGAGAATGGGAGGACTAGATCTGGATTGTATAGGCTTTTCATGCCTTCATACGTGTCTATGGAGGGTTTCTTCGATATATTCGGAGATCCAATCATTGAAGATCCTGTTTCGCCTGTGGACGGTCTTGATGGCGAGCTGGTCAATATCGGAGCTAAGACGTATCTTAAAAACGAAAGACGAGCACTAAAGGACGACCCTTCTGAACTTAACGAGGTTACAAGGCAATTCCCTTTTACAGAGGATGAAGCATTCCGCGATAGCATCGAGGGTAGCTTGTTTAACATAGGTAAGATATACGAGCAGATAGAGCACAACGAGGAGCTGTTCCCAAACCCTGTTGTAAAGGGTAACTTCATATGGGTTCAGAAGGACAAAGAGGTGACGTTCTCTCCAGACCCCAACGGAAGATTTAACGTGGCTTGGATGCCCCCGCCAGAGCAAAGAAACGTTATGGTTCTAGATAGGGGCAAGCGGGTGCCTCCTCACAACTGGGGGTGCGGTGGCGTTGACTCGTATGACATCGACGCAACAGTGGACGGCAGGGGATCTAAGGGGGCTCTGCACATGTACAATAAGTTTCATATGGATCATCCGTCGAACATGTTTGTCGTTGAGTATGCATCCAGGCCCGACCTAGCTAAGATATTTTATGAAGACGTTCTAATGTGTGCGTTCTACTACGGATACCCAGTCTTAATTGAAAACAATAAGTACGGTATCGCAAGATACTTTGAATCAAGAGGTTACGACGGTTACTTAATGGATAGGCCTGAGCACTTGACAACCACAGGGGCAAAGTTTAAGACAAAGACAAAGGGCATACCTTCTAACTCTCAAGAAGTAATACAGGCTCATGCTCAAGCCATAGAGACATACATACACGACCATGTAGGAGTGAACTATGACTCAGGAGCTATGGGGAGGATGTACTTCAATAAAACCCTGGAGGATTGGATTGGATTTAAAATAGATAAGAGAACAAAGTTTGACCTTACAATAAGCGCTGGAATGGCTCTTCTTGCTGCTCAAAAAACAAAGCCTAAAAAGAAGTCTGACTTCAAAAGCAAGAAGTTTTATCGCAGATACGACGTAATCGGTTAATCACTATATTTGCACGAATGTACAGCAACGCAGAGCAAAAGTTAAAAGGGGGCTTCCCCGACCCTCTTGCCTCCACGGAGGTAAAGGAAAGCAAGGAGTACGGACTAAAGTACGCCAAAGCTATTGAGAGACAGTGGGGTAAGATGCAAGAAAGCAACTCTCTGCACGGCGAAAGAAACAGAGTTTTTGACAGGTGTAGAAGCTACGCAAACGGAACTCAGGACACAAACATATACAAAAGACTTCTCAACTCCATGGACCCAAATGCTGGGGAAGGTAGCTTGATGAACGTTGATTTTACTCCAGTCCCTATCCTACCTAAGTTCGTTAGGATTGTGGTAAACAAAATCCTTTCTAGGAACCCATACCCAAACCTTGAGGCTATTGACCCTCTGTCTTCTTCAGAAAAGAACAGAGAGAAGAATAAGATCAAGATGCAGGTTCAGGCTAGAGAGAAACTAGCAGAGCTAAAAAAGAAGACGGGGGTTGTGCTAGACCAGGACCCAGAAAAATTGCCAGAGACCCTTGAGGAGGCTGAGATCCTGATGGACACCAACATCAAAACTGATGCTGAGATATCTGCTCAGATAGCAACCAACATGACGCTATCTTGGAACAACTTCAATGACAACATCTTTAGAAGGTGTGTCAATGACCTTGCTACTCTAGGTATGGCTGTTGTCCAGAGATTCAACGACCCAAACTACGGGATTGCTACATCTTATGTAGACCCCAATAAGTTTATTCATAGCAGAACTGAAGACCCGAACTTCGATGATTTGGTATATGCTGGTCACGTTAAAACTATTCCAATCCAGGAGCTGAAGAGGATGGCTGGTGAGCAGTTTTCAGAAGAGCAGTACGCTAAGATTGCAAAGAAGTATCAAGGAAAATATGGAAACAATTCCGCCAACTACGGAAGGTCCACATACAACACTATCACTGGTAGAACTCAGTTTGGATACGACGAGTATCTAGTTGATGTCCTAGACTTTGAATACATCTCTGTAGATTGCGTGTTCTTTGAAGAAAAAGAGAACCGATTCGGCAACAAAGGCTTTTACTACAAGGGGTTTGACTACAAAGAGAAGCAGAACTCTGTATTTGAAAGAAAGCCTCACAAGATGGATATCAAGACCGTATACAAGGGGTCTTACGTGCTTGGAACAAAAGATTACCTCTTTAACTACGGTAGAGCAAAGAACGTTCCCAAGAACGTGCATGATATCTCTAAGGCCAGGATGTCTTACTCCGTTGTCGCTACTAACCTAAGGGACATGATGCCTAAGTCCATGGTTGACAGCTGCGTTGGATTTGCAGACATGCTTCAGATCACTCACCTGAAGATACAGCAGTCGATAGCAAAGGCTAAGCCTGATGGACTCATCATTGATATCGAAGGTCTAGAAAACGTGCAGCTTGGAAAGGGTGGCGAGCTGCAGCCTTTGGAGCTTCATGACATCTACGAGCAGACTGGTGTGTTTTACTACAGAAGCAAGAACCCAGAGGGCGGATTCCAAAACCCTCCAGTTCGTGAGATTGGAAACAGCATCAGAAACATAAACGAACTGATAAGGCTGTACAACCACTACCTCCAGATGATCCGAGACACAACGGGCATCAACGAGGCTATGGATGCTTCGTCCCCAAAGGGAGAAGCCTTGGTTGGTGTTCAGCAGCAAGCCATCAATGCTGGCAACAATGCTATCTACGACATCACGAACTCCGCCATGGTCCTTTACAAAAAGGTGTGCGAGGATATCGTCAAGTGTCTACAGATACTTCCAGAGGACTCGGTGATCTACTCAACATATCAGAATGCTGTGGGCAAGGAGAACATGAAGGTGCTCTCTTCTTTTAACGATCTACCCATGTACAACTTCGGTGTTCAGGTCGTCAAGGAGATGGAGGACGAAGACAAGGCCTACCTGGAACAAAACATCCAGGCTGCGATTGCTCAGAAAGAAATAGACCTGGAGGACGCTTTGGCTATACGAAACATGAAGGATATCAATCAGGCTGAACGGCTTCTGATTGTAAGACGAAAGAAAAGAATGCAGAAGGCTCAGGAGCAGCAGATGCAACAGATACAAGCTCAGGGCCAGCAACAGCAACAGGCTCAACAGATGGAGGCTCAATCAAAACAACAAGAGCTTCAGATGATGGCTCAGATTGAACAGCAGAAGATTCAGATGAAAGGTGAGATGGAGTTGCGGTTGGCCAAAGCCCAGCACACGTTCAACAAAGAGATTGAGATAATAAGAGCTGAAGCTATGGGGATAAAAATCTCTTCAGATAAAGACGTCAAAGTGGAGGTCGAGAAAATGAAGGACGACAGAAAGGACGACAGGGTTAAGAAGCAGGCTGTCGAGCAGAGCAAGTTAATATCTCAAAGGCAGGGTCAGAGAGGAGAACTCCAGGACGAAACAAAAGAAGACCCGCAAGACATAATGAGTGGACTACTAGATAAAATAATGAGATAAAATGAGCAGCGTAAATCTTGACGTAACAGGTGTTCTTGACATCACCGCAAAAAGAGGGGATACTTTCTCTCTTACTTTGACGCTTAAGGATTCATCAGGAACGGCTCTTACGCTTTCCACGTCTAACTACGAGTTTTACTTTGTTGTTACAGAGGTAAACAATAGAAAGTCTTCTAGATCTCCTCGAATTGTTTTGGCTAGCCCTAACATCTCTGGGGCTGTAAATACGTTTGAGTCTCCTTTGGTGGATGACAGCGGCAACGTTACGTTTACTGCTTCTTCTCAAACCATGAGTTCTATATCGTCAGGATCGTACTCTTACGAAATCCAATACAGGCTTCCAAGCAGCACGACTGTTGATACATACTCAACGGTGCTTAGAGGTTCATTTGCCCTTAACCGAAACATACTTGAAGCGGTTTCTTAATGTCGGTATCTGTATCAACATCGAATGACATACTCGTGTCTGTTAGCGTTTCTGGCTCAGTACAGACTTCGTTTTTTACGACTCAATCATCTGTGTCGGTTCGACCCTCAGATGTAAGTGCTGTACCCCTAACAATTAAGTCTTCACCATCCTCATTTGAAGTAACTGTAAAAAACCCTAGTTAAGATGAGACACTCATTGTTTATGCTTTGCTTGTTTCCACTGTTTGCCACAGCGCAGACAGGATGGGTAAACGTAGAGTTCCAGGCTGACGCCTACGGCGGTGAGAGCACGTGGGAAATCTATATGGTGGGTGCTGACAGCGTGTACGCTGCTAGCGGACCATTTGAGAACGCATCATACAACCAGCAACTCGTGGTACTTCCTGCTGGGGAGTACAATCTCGTGGTAAGCGATCAGTTTGGAGACGGTATCTGCTGTGAGTTTGGAGAGGGGTGGTTTGGCATAGAGAATACGTGCGGTGTCAGTGCATTTGTGTATGACTTTGCTCAAGCTCAGATTACCATCCCGTTCGAAGTACTACCTTGCCCTCCACCCCTTGCAGACTGCATGGACCCAGAGGCCAACAACTATAACCCTCAAGCATATCTTGACCTAGAAAACTGCCAGTACGACGTGACGTTCAGGTTGGATCTTAATGGACCGCATCCGCCTGAGATAGACATCCCCGAAGTAAACGGAACTTGGAACGCATGGTGCGGGAGTTGTTCTCAGATGACTGATGATGACGGAGATGGAGTTTGGGAGCTTACTGCTTCTATAGTGCAGGGCAGCTACCTATGGAAGTTCTCTGCAGATGAATGGGAGGTTCAGGAATTGCCAGTAGGCGTTTCTGAGTCTCCTTGTTTTTTGTTCGATGAGTTCGGGTATGTAAACAGAAACCTCGTGGTCGAAGGCCACGTCTCTCTACCTCCTTTCTGCTGGGAGAGCTGCCTGCCTTGTGGTGCTGTGCCTGGATGCACAAATCCTAACGCCAGCAACTGGAATCCTTGGGCCAACCTTAATAATGGGTCTTGCACAGGTTTGGGAGCTGAGTGTCAGCCATGGGAGACAGAGATAGTCACTACTCTTATCCTCGACAACTACCCATCAGAGACGAGCTTTACGATACAGAACGTCACCTCTAGCGAGTTGGTTATAGATCTATCCGTAGGCCAGCTATCTGATGACATTGTAGGTGTTCCTCTGCTGTTTGCTACGTGTGCCACTACAGGTGACGAGCTAGAGATTGTCATCAACGACAGCTTTGGCGACGGCATGGGGGCTTCACAGTGGGGTGGTCAGGACGGATTCGCCATGGTCGAGGCCTGTGGGGATACTCTGTGGTCCTTGCCCGTGGCTGACTTTGGATACAGCGTATCGTCTCAGTTTTCTACTCCTCTATGCCTGGATGTAGATGGTGTAGTGGGATGCGGTGACCCAGATTACGTTGAGTACAACCCAGACGCAACCATCTCTGTAGACCTACTGTGTGAGACGCTTAAGGTTTACGGGTGTATTGACGACTCATACTTTAACTACGACTCTCTGGCCAATACAGAGGACGCCATAGACTCTTGCTTCTACACCCTAACCATTACAGACGGGGTAGGCGATGGGTGGTTTGGTAGCTGGATCGGAGTATACCAAGACGGATGGACCTCACCTCAATATAAGATGGGGCCTAACGACGGTAACGATGAGTCCTTTGATGTGTATCTGTCATCTGAGGAAGAGATTGAAATCTTCTTCTTTACAACACCTCAGTCCCAGAACCAAGTAGAGCAGTGTGGATTCATGCTGATGGGGCCTACAGGAGACACGCTAATCGACGTAGCTCAGTGGAGCATGGTGCCATACCCTAACACCTACTCAGTGACTCCGTACTGCGGAAATACGTGCGACCCGTTTGTCTACGGATGCGCAGACGAGGAAGCCCAGAACTACAGCAGCGTGGCGAACATTGATGATAGTACATGCTACTACGCAGCTGGCTGCACACAGGCTGGATACCTTGAGTACTACGAGCAAGGATTTGAGGCTGACTATGATGACGGCTCATGCGTTACGCTGGCTCTGTTCGGATGCACTGATGCTGAGGCACTTAACTACGACCCTGAGGCCAACGTAGACATTGACTCCTGCGTCCCTGTGATCGAAGGCTGTCTAGACATCGACGCATACAACTACAATGAAGAGGCCAACACAGATGCTGACGACTGCGTGTATGACGCTGGATGCGTGACGGGGGCTGGTTCCCCCTACTGGGCCAATGACTACTGCTACTCATGGGTGATTGAGGTAGACCCCTACTGCTGTGAGGTGGGTTGGGATGCGTACTGCATCAACCTGTACGAGTACTGCGGTGACGGGGTAACTAACGTAACAATCCTAGACAACACCATCTGCGAGGTTAACCCCAACCCAACCAGAGACATAGTAAGGATTCAGTCCCCTGCAGGAGCTGTTGCAACCGTATACAACTCACTAGGCCAGAGGGTGTTAGATCCTACAAAAGACAAAGTTATAAGCCTAGGTGACTTGCCTAACGGGGCGTACATGTTCGTGATAGACTACGAGAACAGAAGAGTCAAAAAGAAAATCATCAAGCAATGAGATATATAGCAACACTACTGCTTCTGCTTGTAAGCGTCAGTGCATCAGGACAGGCAGTAAAGAAGGCCCTCAAGTTTGCTACGTTCTACACAGCGTTCAGCGGAGGTAACTCTATCTCAGATCAGGAGGTATTCTCTGTGGGTAACGGGCTCCAGACAGACGTACTCAAGACACCATTCGACTACTCGTTCACAGCAGGGGTACGTAAGATCGCTCGTTTCGGATACGAGAACAGGGCCAACACGTTTTACAACGGCACAGAGAAGTCCTACGGTGATGCTGCTACGATAGGCAAAGTGAAAGGATTCGAGTTCTTGTTCGAGGGTGACTACCGCAGACAGCAGGGAATCAACTACTTAGACCAAGACCACTTCCTACGCTACGTGGGTGAGCGGTGGATTACCAAGGTAGAGTACCTTCAGGACGGGTTCGCAGACGTAAGCTACTTCGAGGGGTCTCAGAGAGTGAGAGCCAACCTAGGTAAGCTGTCCTTGAACGCTGGCATAATGCAGCGTCTCTCAGAGCCATACGGGTACGATCCTTTGAACGAGTGGCTGCTGGACAACAACCAGCTTCACTTCACATCTTTGGCGCTTCAGGAGGGCTACAATATAGACGTCAACACGGGTGAGTTCTTTAGCCCTGAGGGTGAGCTTGTGGCTAGCAGCTACGAGGTGTGGGAGGAAGTAGTTGTGCCTCAAGTACTTGACAATTACGTGACAAAGAAGAGATCTGAGTTAGCTAGCCAGTGGGTCCATTCATTCGTTGTAGGCTTCGACTACTACCACTTCACAAAGGACTTCTGGGTACACAGCTGGGGTAACCTAATCCCCTACCATGTAGACACAGACGGGGAATACTCTTACCACCGTTTCGTAAGGAGCGATCAATGGGTGGATTATTCTGGAGGCCTTATCTTTGGTAAAAGATTCAATAGGAGTTTTGGCGTGTTTGCTGAGGGCAAGTACCACAAGTACTGGGACCGATCATGGCACGACTTCTCTATTGGCATTAACTACGTAATAATCTGACATGGCTCAGCAAATTGGGGAGGACACGAAGGTCACACTAGACTTAAAGACTATAGGTATGGCAGTCACTGGGCTGGGCGTATTGATAAGCATGTGGTTTGCTTTGCAGGCAGACATAGCAGAGGCAAAAGAATTACCTGAACCGTTGGCCCCAGAGATTACACGCATGGAGTTTGACATGAAAGATCAGCTTGTAAGGCAAACCATTATGAGCACTCAGGAAGATGTCACTGAAATTAAAGAAGATATGAAGCGTATCGAAGAGAAAATAGATCAGCTAAAATGAATCATTTAACACAAGTCTTGATTTTTGCAGCCATCTCTCTTGGTTTGGGTATACCTGATTCAGGCGTCTGTGTTGTGGAGTTTAACGCTAGCTTCAATGCGGCAAACAGTGTTGGGTGGATAGATGACCTTAGCGATTGTAAAGGGAGAAGAGTTGATATTGCTTCTGAACCCGCGATGCAATCTGAGTACAAGATAGTTGTAGTCCCTACAGTTATTGTGTTCAACGAAGGAGAAGAAGTGAAGAGATTTCAAGCAAACATTATGATGCAGCTTGAAGCCAGCAAATCAGACGTGCAAGATGCAGTCGATGAAATACTTATGAGCGATTTCTAATGAAAGCAAAAAAATACCAGAAGGGAGGAAACTTCAAAGCAACAAACAAAACCATGAGTGTTGATCCGCCAAAGGGTTATCACTGGATGGAGGAGGGTGGACGCTACTATCTCATGAAGGGAGACTACAAGCCACACCCTGGCGCCATAGCTAAGGCCAAGTTTAAGATGGCCGATCACCCTAAGGGAAAATGACTATATTTGCACAAACAAAACAACAATAAGCAACAATGGCAACCACTACCGCAACATTAACTTTGTCAAGCGCTGACCTGACTGGGGACACTTTGTCTCTCAGCAGCACAGCAACATTGACTAAGGCTGGCACCCTTACTGGTCTTGATCAAAGCACTGGCGTAGCAAGAAAGACACTCTCTTTTGCTAGCTCTGGTGTTATTGATACAACAGTTCTATACAGAGCTGACGACTTCACTACAAACGGTGCGAACAAAGTATACATTAAGAACACATCAAGCACAGCCTCTGAATTTATGTCTGTGTATTTGACTGGCGATAGAGCTCCAAACACAAGCGCAAAATCTCTTGTAGAGATTGGAAGGCTTTACTCTGGTGACTGGATGTTCTTCCCTTGGAACGCTACCGCTGGAACAAAGGAGACATTCACTTGCGTTGTGGGTAACACTTGGGCCGCTGGAGACACGGTGGTGTTTGACGGGGTTACAGTTGTTGCTGCAGACTCCACGGTCGGAAACATTGCCGCTCAGCTTGATGCAGCACAGTACCCAAACTGGGTTACTAGTGTTTCTTCAGCTACGGTGACGTTTGTCGCAAGAGATTCTAGATCTGACTTGGAGATTGACACAACCGAGATCGTAGCCACTACAGCTGGTAATGGTGATTTGACTATTGCCACCACAGTAGAAGGCACTAAATCTGCTGCCGACATCTACATCATGCCAAGCGTTCATACTGCAATGACTCTTGAGTCTATGGTAATTTATGAATAATGGGTACTCTTAGGGCCACTCTTTCTTTGGCTAGTTCAGACGTACTCTCTAGCCCTATTGCACTCAATGTGTCTGCTGCCGTTAGCGCGGATTCAGGCCTGCTGTCTAGGGCAAAGGTTGCACAGGTTGCAGTTAATGCTGCTGCACTTAAAGTGTATAAGGCTGACGATAAGGTCACCTCTGCATACCTGTATGTAAAGAACTTAGACGTAGAGAGAGAGAAGTACGTGTACCTTTACAATGATGCTAACGACGACGTTTTTGCTAAGCTTGCTGGCGGGGAGTTTTGTTTTGTACCAGTTGCCCCCGACCAAGATATCAAAGCTTATGCAACTAGGGTTGACACACTCGTAGAGTACGGTGTGTTCGGGTTGGATAGCTCAGCAGTAACACTTTCATAATAAATAAGACATGGCACATCCAAGCGACTACACAGGAAAAGGAGGGGTTGTTGTCATTGACTCCAACAATGGAGCCTTTGCAGCCCCAACAAATAAACACATTATTGCTATCCAAAACATGGGTGCGGCCCGCGATGGCAGTGATGATACATTCACCGTTAAGGGTCTCGGCATCTTTGAGTACTTGGGTGCTAACGGAGGAGATGGCACTCACGTTGATAGCAGCGGCGCAGTGTTGGGGAGTACTCACGCTGCAGGGTTTTTTGAGGCTTTAGACACCACCTCTGTGGCAATAGAAATTGCTGTTGGTGCAATCGTATACGGAAAGTTCACATCCGTAGACGCATCAGACGGCGATAAAGCCGTTCTGTACTTAGGGTAAAAACACTTTAATTAAATAACAATGGAAGAGCAATTTGAAAAAGCCGAGTTCTTTGATACACCAGAGCAACTCGCAGAAGCGATGGCTACAGAATCTTCTGAGCCACAAGTAACCGACTCAAATGTAGAGCAGTCGGTATACGAACCTGTAGTGCAGGAATCTGCACCTCAGCAAGAAGAAACTTATCAACCTCAAGAGCAGGTTGAATACACACAAGACTCGGAAGAGGACATTGACGGGCAGGTTTTCGAATATCTAAGCGAAAGGCTTGGAAGGAAAGTCGATTCTTTTGATGACCTCTCCCAAGCCGAGGAACAAGGTTACGACCTCGATGATAGAGTGAAGGGCATCGTAGATTTTGTCGAAAAGACAAATCGAAGCCCAGAAGACTGGTTTAGGTACCAAGCGTTGGATTCGTCTGAAATGGATGATACGACCGCCATCAAAGTTGATATGGCATCACAATACCCAAACCTTTCGAACGAAGAAATCGACATTCTCATCAACGACAAGTATAAGACCAACCCAGAACTCTACGATGAGGAACAGGTGCGTCTTGGTAACCTTCAACTCAAAATTGACGCTCAGAACGCAAGAGAGACCATCGAAGAGATTCGTGAGACATATGCGCTTCCTGATGTAGAAGACAGCGACGTTGGCAACGACATCGTTACAGACCAGTGGATTGAAGCTATGGCCAGAGAGACAGAAGCTCTTGAAGGCCTTGAGTTTGATCTTGGGAATGGAAAGTCATTCTCTTACGGTTTGGATGACAACTACAGACAGCAGCTCATTGACAAGAATGTCAGACTCGACGAGTTCTTCGACCCTTACGTTGATAACGAAGGAAACTGGGACTACGACTCCCTTAACTCACACAGAGCATTGATCGACAACATTGATGCTATTGTGGCTTCTGCGTATAAGCAGGGCATGGGTGACGGACAAAGAGGCCTAGTTGATAGAGCGGCCAATGTGTCGTCTTCTACTCCAGAGTCACGACCAGAGCAGGCATCTCCTGTGGCTGAGCAACTCCAAAACATCTTTGCTAACAATCGTAGCAAGATGACTTTTAAAATCTAAAAACTAGACAAAAATGGCTAATATTAAATCAGGGCAACCTGTTGTTGACAATACAGCAGGTGGCGACAATCCTGGGGCGTTTAGAATCACGCCTGAGACTTATACTACTCTTGACAACCTCGTCAAGACGACCAAGGACTTCCATATGGATCAGTTGGTCGAGACTTACGGAGACCAAGGTATCACTGGATTCTTGAAGCTCACTGGCGCTATCAACGCTGGCGGATCTTCTGACGAAATCAACTGGTGGGAGCTTGGCCGTCGTCACGAGACTTTGGCTTACACAGCTGCTGGCGCCACTTTGGCAGGTAACAACGACTACATTGACATCACCGACTCTGCTGTAACCTCTAAGGTTCAGAAGAACGATGTGTTGATGGAGGCCTCTACTGGTGCTCGTTTCATTGTTCTCTCTGGTGGCTTTGGTAGCGGTACTGCTGCTACTGCACGCTTGGTGTTGCTCGATGGCACTGATATCACTTCAGGCACTGAGATCGACCCAGCTACTGCAGGTACCTTCATCAAGATCGGTAACATGTACGCGCAGGGAACCAACCAGCCAACGGCATTCACCGATATGGGTATCAGAAAGTTCACTAACCCTTACATGATTGTGAAGGATCGTTACGAAGTAAACGGATCTCAAGCAACCAACATCGGTTGGGTGAACCTCGGTGGTGGTAACTACCGCTGGTACTTGAAGGGTGAGCAAGAAGCTCGCGCTCGTTACGAGGACAAGAGAGAGCTCATGATGCTCTTCGGTGAGAAGAGAACACACGCTGGTGGATCTGGTTCAGACTTCGACAACGAGTTTGCTGGATCTGAAGGCTACTTCTCTGCTATTGAAGACAGAGGCTTGGTTGTGCAGAACTCTAAGACTAACCCAATGGATAGCTTCTCTGAGTTTGACGACTTGATCCTTGAGCTCGACAAGCAGGGTGCACCTTCTGAGTACGCTATGTACCTCGGTAGAGCACAAGACTTGGCTATCGACGACATGCTTGCTTCAGGTATCTCTGCTGGTGTGACTGCTGGTTTGGCTGGTCAGTTCGGTGCGTTTAACAACGACGCTGACATGGCTGTTAAGCTTGGCTTTAAGTCATTCACTAGAGGTGGATACACTTTCCACAAGCATGACTGGAAGTTGCTGAACGATCCTACATTGTTGGGTGCATCTGACTTTATTCAGGGAGCTATGGTTCCTTTGACTCAGGTTACTGATGCCCGTAGCGGTGTGAACGT